TGAACGCGACATGACGCCAGGACTTTCTAGTTCAGTCAGCGTTTCGGGCCATTCGCGAGAAGCCGCGAACGAAACGCTAGTTCAGTCAGCGTTTCGGGCCATTCGCGAGAAGCCGCGAACGAAACGCTAGTTCAGTCAGCGTTTCGGGCCATTCGCGAGAAGCCGCGAACGAAACGCTAGTTCAGATAAGCTGTGCCGGAAAAGGCGCCGGTAAATGAAAGAACGATCTGATCGCCGCTGACGTAGGACACATCGCCCTCGACTTGCGCGCCGGTGCTGTCGATGACCGCGACGGAGGGGAATTCGCCCAGTCCGTGATTGATCGTCCAGGCCGCGGCGGGAATGGCCTGGATGAAAATGTAGGTGGGCGCCCCCGGGCTGGCCGGATGCACGTGATCGCCGCGCGCCCAGCCCGCATCGGTGCCCAGGGCCGCCACGCCATCGATCAGCGGCACCACCGCCGTCGCCGCCGGAATGCTGTCCGCCAGCGCGTTCAGCGCCGCCGCCGTCAGCACCTCGCCCTTGTTGAAGGTGCTCATTTAAGCGAGCACCGCGCCGCCATCGAGCTGCGACAGGTCGAGCGTGAACACCGCGACGAACGGCAGCGCAAACGCCGCCAGCAGCTCCGCGCCAGGCGGATAGACGAACACCGGCCCCGCCGCGTCCGACCAGCCGCTGGGCACCGCCCCGCCGCCCTGCGTTGGACGCTGGCCCGACCAGCGCGTGGCGCGAGCATAGCCTTGCCACTTGTGACCCACTTGAACCGTTCTCCCCTGGTTGGCGCCGGCTACCCGAACAGCGGGCCGAACGGCAGCGCGTATCCGCCTGCTCCACCCCCGCCTGCTCCACCGGGCAGCCAGACGATCCCGTGCCCGCGGGTGATCCAGTCCACCGGGGCGTCCATCACCGTCATGCCCTCGTTGGCGTCCGCCGCGCGCGCCGTCAGGATCATCGCGTCGGCGCGGCTGAACGCCAGTTGGGCGATGGCCTTGTCCGTGGTCAGCGCCAGCGCCAGCCGCCCGCCCAGCGCGTAGACCATGGCCTCGCTGAACAGCGGATCCCACATGTCCTCGACGCTGACGTCGCGCAGGTAGCACAGGATCGCCTGATCGACGTTGGCCAGGATGCAGGTGAACGGGTTGCCGGCCGGATCGAGGTCCGTCGTGACCTGAAACCGCACCCCGGCCCCACCGCCCCATCCCGCCCCGCCCAGTCCCGGTTGCCCGGTCCCGAGGCCGCCGGGAAACAGCGATACCCCGGATCCGCCCGGGCCGGTTGCGCCGGCCGCGCACCCGACAATGCGCCGCGCCCGCAGGCAGTCGGCGGGATAGACGTATTCGTAGTCCCAGCCCGGCGGCGGACTCCCGGCAGCCTGCCAGGGGCCGCCACCGCCGGCGCGCTTGATCAGCGCCAGCGTCGCGGTGGCCGTCGCGAAGTTCCACGGCGCGGCGCGGATCAGCTCCCGCCGCGTCGCGGCATAGCAGAGGCTCGCGTTGTTGCTCTCGTTACTGTCCTCGCTCATCGAGGCGATGGTCGAGCGGGTGCCGATCGCCTGCAGCGCGCGGTTGGTGATGTCGACGGAACTGGTCAAAGCGCTTCGAACCTTATGTGATGTAGCCCACGTGGACCGGTGCGCGGACCGGAAGCGGCACACTCGTTACCACGGCATAAGCGTTCAGCTTGCTGACTGCCAAATCCGACGGCAGCACCACGGCATAAGCGTTCAGCTTGCTGACTGCCAAATCCGACGGCAGCACCACGGCATAAGCGTTCAGCTTGCTGACTGATAAAGCCGGCATCAGGTCTCGCTCTCAACCCCGATTTGCAGACTTGCCAGCGAGGTCCAGTTCGCGCCGCTGCTTGGATCGCTCTGCCAGATATACTGACTGAACCCGAAGGCCGTACCCACGGCTTTACCTGGCGACAGATAGGTGGTGCCGGATCTGGCGACCGCAAGATTCAAGTGCTGCGGTGCGCCCGAACCGGTCATTGCTCTTGCCGATACACCGACGGCGCAAATAAACGGCGCAGCGAGCGTGCCGGATTGAGTGAACAGCTCCTCTTGCGCGGAGGCGCCGCAAGTGATCCCGGATGAATCGTTGATGGTGATTTCGTTGACCGATCCACCGGTGCCGTCGCCCGTCCATTGTGAAATGGCACCTGCGCCGCTGGGCGGCAGCGTTTGCAGCGACATGGAACGGGTATCGCTGTCCGCTACGATAATCTCCGACCAGTTTGCGTAGGAGGTGTCCCGCATCGAGTCGGAGTTGAGTGCGATACCAAGGTTAAATCCGGCCAACTGAGTATTGCCATCTGTTGTCAGGTTGCCCGAATAAGTCAGGAATTCAACGCCGCCAACATACATCGTGAAACTGCCCGAGGCCGCATAGTTGATCTGGAAATCCAGCTTCGCCTCATAATCCTGGACAAACACCCCGGCGGATGTGGCAATCGTCGTCACGGTGCCGGCGGCATTTACCGTTTGAAGTTCCAGGTTTGCTGGAGGGTTTGCGTTGTTTCCGCCGACTTGCAGGCGCGCGCCTCCCGACGCATCGAGCCAGCGAATCAGATAGCCGGTGGACAGTGAACCGGCAAAGTCGGATGAGGTGTCATAGAGCTGGGCACTCATCCAGAAACTGGATTGCAGGAAGGCATTCGGTGCTGACCAATACTGCGTGCAACCATTGACAAACGATTGGCGGGCAACGGCGAGTGCGCAGCGCGCGTAACCGGACCGAAATGCCCCGCCAGTGGTCGAGACCGTGCAACCGCCGATGTTGAGGAAGTCCAGGTCCTCGGCGCCGACGAAATAGATGGTCATGACGGGTCCTTCATTGCCGCTCCGCTTCGACGGTGATGCAGATATCCGCCAGTGTCGCATCCAGCACCGCAGGTGCGGTCAGCCGCAGCACGTCGCCAACAGCCGAGGTATAGGCCGCCGCAGCCAGCACGAACGTTCCGGCCGGCGCGATCGACACGGTGCCGATCGCCCTCACCAGGCCGCGCCGGATGAACGACAGGGTGAACACCGCGGTCGCGGTCGGGTTGGTGGCGACATAGACAACCGTATTGACGAACCCCGCGGCGATCGACAGCGGCATGTCGGGCACCAGCGCCAGGTGGATCATCTGCCCGACCAGCGGCTGCCCGGAAAACGCGAACGCCAGCGGCAGCGTGCGCACCGACGCCGGCAGCAGCGCCAGCGGCACCGGCATCGGCCCCAGGTTGAAGAACTGGCTCAGCGCGGCCAGCCTGATCTGCGTGCCGAAGACCGAACCGCCGTCGATCGGCACCAGCTCGGCACCGGTCAGCGGCGCCGTCCAGATATCCGGCGGATAGCGGTAGGTTTCCGCCACGTTCAGGCGGTCTTTCTGCCGGACGGGAACGTGGCGAAACCCTGGCCGACGATCGCGGCCAGCTTCGCCAGCGCGTCGGTCAGCGCGTCCAGCTTCGCATCGACAGCGGAGGCCGGCGCCGTGCCGGCAGCGGCCTCGGCCGCCATCCGTTCGAGGCTGCGCAGCATGGTCTGCTCGAACGTCGGGCGCAGCAGCGGGTCCTGCCCCAGCGGCAGCGACCGCGTGGGGTCCAGCGTGGCGTTCGGGTGGGCTTTCCAGTACGCCGCCATGGCCTCGCGCGCCGGCTCGTCCAGCGGCTCCAGATGCGGCCCGGGCTCGCCGGCGTAGTCGATCTCGGCACCCTCGGGAAGCAGCTCGCAGACCTGCGCGCGCACCCCGTACGCACGTGCCGCCTGGGCGTCCGCGCCCAGGTCCAGCCGCACCACCTCCGCCGAACGCGGCAGATACGCCCCGCGTTCGGCTATCACCTTGTAGCGTGGCATCCGTTATACCCCTGCCGGCCAGGTGAAGCCGGGCGCATACAGCGCCGGCTTGTCGGTATCGAGCACGATCCCGGCCCACACCGAACCCGCGGTGAAGCTCGCCGAGCAGACGTAGTTCAGTTGCAGGAAGCGCGGCCTGACCATCACCCCGGCGAACGAGGCCGCCGCCGTGGCACTGCCCGAGGCCGCCGCGGACAGCACCAGCGATGTCGTGCCGCCGCCGCTCACCACATACGTCCCCGGAACGATGTTCGGATTGCCGAACACCGCCATGCCGTCCAGAATCCCGGTGCCGGACGCCGCCGTCGCCGCGGCCGAAGCCGCCGTCGTCGTCAGCAGCGTGCCAACCGGTGGCAGCGGCAGTTCCGAAATCATCGTCACCGACTGCTTGTACGGCCGGTTGCCGAGGCCAAGCTGGCCCAGCGGAACGGCGGCCGAACTGTCGATCGTCTGCCATGCGCCAGGTGCGCCCGAACCGTTGTCCGGGGCGCCCTGCAACTGGATCGTCAGGGTGTCCGCCGGGGTCGCCGAGGCGAACGCCGTCAGCACGTTCACCACGATCAGCAGCGGATCGTCGCCGCCGCCCAGATCGCGCCCGGCCAGCAGATCAAGCGCGTTGGTGGAAACCGCCGAGGCGGTGATCACCTGCCCGGAAAGCGGGCTGAAGAACAGCAGTGCATCAACGATCATTATACGACTCGCGCCTCGCTCGAAACCAGTTGATCGACAGTCTTGATCGGAATTCCACAATACTGCATCACCGGGCGGCCATCCCAGTTCTCCAGCGTCAGCAGCATGTTCGGCTTGTTGTGCATCTGGATCTTGAGCCAGGTGCGCAGCACGCGGTTGGCGTACAGCACGCTGCGGTCGCCGCTCGCCACGGTGCCGGACGGATCGGTCACCGCCTGCGTCGAGGCGGCCCGCGACATCAGCCGTGGCGGACGCTCCAGCATCCGGTCGAGCGCGTTGATCAGGTTGGGCGCCTGTGTCCCGGACAGCGTGGTCACGTCGATGTTCGCCGCGCGCACCTGGAACCGCCAGTCGGCGACGAACAGCCCGGCTTCCCACTTGAAGCGCGACCGGTACGCCTGATAGGTGTTGCCCGCGGCGTCCTGCACCGGCCATTCGCCCATATCGACGTGCTGGAGGCCGGCCTTCTTGGCCTTGGGGAAAATCCCGTGGCAGGTGTCGGCCGACCACGAGGCCAGCCACAGACTGGTGTTGGTCGATCCGGTGCCGCCCATGTCGAGCACGTTGTTGGCGGTCTGCGCGTTGGCCAGCGTGACGGTCGAGTAATACGGCGCCAGCCCGGTGAACGTCGCGGGACTGGTCGGGGCGTAGCCGTAGAACAGCTGCGCGGCCATGTACTGCGCCATGCCCTCGAAGAAGCCGCGGTCCTGATTGAGGCGAAACGCCGCGGTATTGCCGTTCAGATCCGCCAGATCCTTGTCGATCAGCGAATAAGCCTCGAAATTTCCGCACGCTGCCGTAACGACAGCGGTGGTGGTCTTGCTGTTCGGCACGCCGGCGTTGATCGGCCGCGCGGTGGGGGACGGCAGCGACGTGCGCACCGAACCGCGGTGGCCGGTGACCATGTTGCCTTCCAGCCAGACCATGTCGTCGAGGATTTCGTTCGCCTGGCTCAGCAGGTCGACGATGACCGCCGTGCGGCCGTCCGGGTCTTGTTCCTGCGCCCAGTCGGCGAGTGTGACCGAGGTTGTTCCAAGTATAGCCAATGTGGTTTCCTAAAGAATAGTGCTACTGTTTGCCCATCGTGGGATACATCAGCGCCGCGCGGTCAACCGGGCCGCGGCCGGGCGAACCGGCCACGAAGCCGCCCTCGGTGTGCGCCGCGGCGATCTTGGCGAAGACACGGACAATGGCGGGATGGTTGCCAGCCCCGGTGTGCAGGAGAGCCTCGTTGAGGGCCTTGCGTCCCAGGGAATTCAGCGTGCCGGCGTAATCGTCGAACAGCCGCGCGACGTTGCTCTTCATCGCCTCGAACTTCGATCCGCCGATCTCCTTGTCGGCGCGGATCTCCGCCTGCCAGGCCTCGTTGGTGGCGCTCCAGGCGGACATCTGCGCCGTGGCCTGGGCCTCCCCGGCCGCTTTCGCGTCGGCCGCCAGCCGGTCGCCGACGGCGGTCACCAGCGCCTGCGCCTGCGCCTGCGGGATGCCCAGCCTGGCCGCTTCCGCGCTGAACGTGGTCAGCAGCGGACTGTCCCTGGCGATGCCCTCGGGGAGGGTGAAATCCTCGTAGGTGACGGGATCGGCGACTTTCGCTTCGGCGGCCGTGTCCGTTTTTGCCACCTCATTCGAGGGTGTCGCGTCGGCTACAGGCGTCGCCGCGTCACCCAGCAGCGTGCTGGCAGGCGCCGTTGTGCCAGACGCCGGCGCAGCGGCAGCCGCCGCAACAGGCGCCGCCGCAGCCGGTGCGGCAGAGGCAGCAGGGGCGGCAGCGGGCGGTGCGGCGGCAGCGGATGGTGCGGCGGCAGCGGATGGTGCGGCATTGGCCGTCTCAGACATTTTGGGTATCCTGTGGCTATGGCGACGATCGTGCGAACAGCGCGTCTTTCAGACGGCGGACCGGGCTACCGGATGGCGGAAACCAGCGGCGTGCTGGCCCTGGCGGTTCGCGCGTATCTCGACGGCGGCGCGTTGACCCCGATCGAAATCGCGGTGTTGCGCAGTTACTTCGAGCAGTGGATCGCCGCGCCGGGCTTTACCGGTCCCGAGGTGGCGAGGCTCCGCGCGTCGGCGCCGCAGTTGAACAGCCGCCGCGCGGTGGCGGAATGGGTGCGGCAGGCAACGGAAGCCGGGATCGATCCCCTATGACAGCGTCTTCGTCCGCCGCTCGCGCTCCTCGCGTTTCGGTTCGCTTGGCTAACCAGCGTTTCGGCACGTTCGGCGTGCGCCCCCGCGCTTGCAGAAGCGCAAGACGCTGTCGAAACGCGAGGGACGCCCCCGCGCTTGCAGAAGCGCAAGACGCTGTCGAAACGCTGGCTGAATATCGCCGATCGCCGCCGCCGCGACATGCAGCGCCCTGTCATCCGCATCGTCGAAAAAGCTGCGCACGTAATACGGATCCAGCACATGAACCGGCGCCGGCGCCGGACCGGAACCCGCACCCGAAACCGATGCCCCGGACAGCGAGACATCGCCGCGGTCCCGCAATCGGTTCGGCTACAGCCGACAGATACCGATTGCGTAGTAAAGCCAGTGTTTCGTCATTGGGATACTTGGGCCTCCTTCAACATGAGTAAATACTGTCTGGGTGCGGAACGGTGCAGATCGGCAAGGATGAACTGCGCCATCTCCCGGTGGGCCGCGTTGCGTGCCAGCTGCAGCGGGTCGATGGACACACCGTGGGGGAAATCGTGCGCCGCGAACGCCCGGCAGGCGTTCAGCCAGCGGTAGACCACCGCCCGCACTTCGGGCAGCTGCATCATCTCGTGGATCGTCGCCGCGGTGCTCCGCTCGGCCAGCCGCTGCCCGCGCCGTTTGACCTTGATCAGTTCGGGGTCCGACACGTCCGGCTGCGGCTGCTCCGCCGGATCGGGTGACGCCACGCCATGCGCCGCCGCCGCCTCGGCCAGCCACGCCGGCGACCACGGATCGCCGTCCGCCGGCGCGTTCATTTAGTTACTTCCTTGATGTGGACTTCACCGGCCAGCCCGGCCAGCGTCGTGCCCAGCAGCACGCGGCGGTCATCCTCGGCGTCCTCCGGCGAGTCATACCGCGTCGCCGCGTCAACGCTCGCCCGCCAGCCGCCAGGACTGTGAAACGTTCCTTGCCGCTCAATCACCCAAGGCATTATTGTTGTCCGCCTTGATTGCCCATTCCGAGCATCATCTGTAACGCATTTTGACCACCGCCAACATCCGTCTGCGACAGCGTCTGCGCACCCTGCACGCCAGCCATCGTCTGCTGCATCGCCGCCTGCTGCTGTTGCGCCTGCTGGCGCTGCGCCCGGATCGCCAGCACCGCCTTCGTCGCGCGGACCACCTTCGGCGACACGCCCATCAACTGCGCATACTCGTCGATCGCCTCGTCGATATCGATGTTGTCGATGGCACTCGGATCGGCCGCGAGCAGCCGCCCGACAAACGCCATCAGCTGCTCCATCGCCCCGGTGCTCGCCGCGCGCTGGGCCTGCGCCAGCATCGAGATATACTGCACCTGCAACGGGTAGCCGTGGATCTCCGGCGGCGCGGGCGGGATCATGCCGCGCCGGTTCATGATGGCGAAGATACGGTCGAGGTCGGGGTCCAGCCCCTCGTTCTCATTCCGCTCGATCACCGGCCCCAGCACGATCAGCTTCTCTTCCTGCCGCCGCGCCACCTCGAACGCGGTCATCTCCTTCTCGCTGTCCGACAGCATCTGGAACAGATCGACAAAGAACATCTTGCCGATCAACTGCCGGACGTCCTGGATATCCTCCAGCATCTCGGCCAGCCGCGGCTGCACCTCGTAGACCGGCGCGATGCCGGAATTCGCCCCGCTCATGTCGGTGACGAACGTCACGCCGCCCGGCAGCATGATCGCCGGTTCGTTCTTCATCGAAATGTGCGCCTTGAGCGGCGGATTGACCATCTTGTCGATCGCCTGCGCTTTTCTCCGCTGTTCAAGCTGCAACTGCTTGACGCAGCCCAGCGCATCCATGCCGGGCGAGCGGCCATACGCGTCGTTGCCCGCCAGATCCCAGCGCGGGCAGGAAAACGGTTGCTCGTGAAACGGCCGGATGCGCAGCACCTTGTCCTGCGCCGAACCCGCCTGCCAGTACACCTCACGCCAGGCGAACCGCCGCGGCAGCACGAACTGCCCGCTTTCGGCCGCCATATTCGGCTCGATGCAGTGAAACACCTTGATCTCGCGCCCGAGCCCGGCACCGCCCTGTCTGGACATGCGCGCCACATCGTCGCTCACCGCGTCGATGCCGAACTCGGCCACCAGTTGCGCCACCGTCTGGGTGAACTCGCGGTAGAACGTGTCGATGGCCAGCCGCGGCCCGTTGGCGATGTAGTATTCCCCGGCGCATGGATTGACGCAGCGGATGACGTCCTCGGGGTCTTCGTTGATCAGCATCGGCGCCGTGCCGAACACCACCAGGTCGAGGTACTGCGTCGCCTTGGCGGAATAGTAATTCGAGCCCGCCATCACCCGCTGGACCCGCTTGCACACCTCGTCGAGCCACAGCTTGACCGGCGAAGTGTCCGCCACGTCCATGTCCGGGATGGTCATCGAGAACCACGGCCGGCCCGGATTGGTCACCCCCGACATCAGCCCCGCG